AAAGTACCTTAGAAGTAATTGAAGAACCTGTTTTAAATGGAAAAGGAGAAGAAGATGAAGTGGTGGGGTAAGTTAGTAGACAAAGTTACAGGCACTAAAAAAGTTAAAGTTAGAGCCAGAGATGAAGACGGCAAATTCGTTGGTGATGATGAATCAACACCTGATGTTAATGAGGCCTATACAACCAAAAGAGTAAAAAACGATAAATGACTACAGAAGATTCTGACATAACATCTTTAAAAGTATACGAAAGAGAATCGGCTATCAGGTTTGAGTATATTGAAAAAAGACTTGATGAAGGATCTGCAAAATTTAAAAGACTAGAAGCTCTTATATGGGGTATTTATCCGGTTCTTATTACATGTATTATAGCTACTAGGTACATCTAATGTATGAATATTCTTGTGAAGTGGAAAGAGTTGTTGATGGAGATACCGTTGATGTTGTTTTGGATCTTGGCTTTGATATTCTTCATAAGTGTCGTGTTCGCTTATATGGTATTGATACTCCCGAGTCACGTACTCGTAATAAAGATGAAAAGGCTAGAGGAAAAATGGCTGGGGCTTTCTTAAAAGAAGCTATTGAGGACGGAGAAAAAGTAGTCATACAAACAAAGCTCAAGGATTCTAAAGGAAAATACGGCAGAGTCTTAGGTGATGTTGTCGTTGACAATAAAAACATTAATCAAATGATGATTAAATGCCACCTGGCGGTAGCCTATCATGGTCAATCAAAAGATGACGTAGAGGCTGAACACATGCATAACAGGGACATTCTTATTGAAAAAGGTCTACATATCCCGGTAGATTAATGGACCAAGCAGTTCAATTTATTAACGAAGTAGGCTTTCCAATAGCTGCTGCGTTAGGGTTGGGATTCTTTATTTGGAAACTAATTAACCGTATTATTGACGGTATGGAAACAAAGTTAGATGTTTTAGATGATAAGGTTGCAGATCAAATAGAACAGATGGAACAAAGATTAGGTACAAAGTTAGATTCACAACACGGGATCCTAGTTGCACTTATAGATAGAGTCAGATCTCTTGATAACGAGATAATTAGACAAGATACATTAATCAAAACCATACTAGGTGTACCTCAGTTAATAGATAGCAATAAAATTGCAAAAGCAGACCGAGACGACCAGAGAAAAGACTAATGGCTCCTAAACGACCTGATGAAATATTATTAATATCTTGCATGATAATTATTATGTTTGTTGTTTTATCAGTACAAGCAGATGAGATGACTCACAAGTTTAAAAACCCTAGCTTCTCAGGTGTTGGCACATCAAGTCATTACTTAACTATAGAAAACCAAGAGTTTAATAGAAAAGAATCTATACGAGAAGAAATCAAAGCATATACAGAGGAATTAGAAAGAGAGGCCGAGAACACTACGTTAGCTAGGTTTATACGTAACTTAGAGAGTAGAATATATGCACAACTTAGCAGACAGTTAGTTGATAGCTTGTTTGGTGAAACTGCATCTGATTTTGGTACTCTGGAATTAGAAGGTAACACTATAGAATATAGAGTAGAGGACGACAAAGTAACACTAATAATTACAGATGAAGAAGGCAATACAACAGAAATTACTGTACCTCTCGGCTCTTTTACTTTCTAGTTGTTCTTTAATTATACCGCCTCTAGATAACGGCATACCACCAGTTAGATCTATTGAATTAGCTCAAGTTGGTAGTTTGCTCACAAAATTATCAGAATTACCAAAACCAGAAAAAAAACCTGTAGTAGCTGTATATGGTAAATCTTTTAAAGACGATACAGGTCAACGTAGATCTAATAGTCAGTACGCTAGTTTTAGTACGGCAATAACACAATCTCCTGATGCATACCTAATTAGGGCCTTAAAACATTCAAATGTATTTGATGTAGTAGAAAGAAAAGGTTTAGATAATTTAACAAAAGAAAGGCAGTTAATACGTACAACCAGAGAATCATTTGATGAAAAACAAAAAGTTAAACCGTTGCTTTTTGCTGGTCTTATTATGGAAGGAGGTGTAATAGGGTATGAAACTAATATAAAATCAGGTGGTGCTGGTGCTAGATATTTAGGTATTGGAGCCTCCAAGGAGTATAGACAAGATTCTGTAACAATTTCTTTGCGTACCGTATCTGTTAGTACAGGGAAAATATTGTTAGAAGTGCTAGTTTCTAAGTCAATATTAAGTGCTGCTGTCTCTTCTGATGTGTTCAAATTTTATTCAAATAATACCGAATTAGTTGAAATTGAGAGCGGTATGGTAGAGAATGAGTCTATAAATATTGCTTTACAGATGGCTATCGAGACAGCTGTCTTACAAACAATAGAGGAAGGATATGAACAAGGCTATTGGAAAAAAAAGAACGGTAATTAGCTTATTGTTTTTAATTATATCTTTGAATGTGGTGACAGCAGACAACGAGGTATATATAACGCAATCTGGTGCAACGTCTAACTTAGATATAGAACAAGTTGGAGGTAGTGGTAACATTATTGGTGGATCGGATGCTGCGGCAGGACCCTCTAATATGACACCATTAGATCTAGATGGTGCAACTATGACCTTAGATATATTGCAAAAAGGTAATACAAATAAATTTCTTGGTGATATATGGGCCGATACTTATACAGGCTACTTCTCATTTATTGGTGATACCAACACTTTTAATATGTCTACAGACGAAACAAATGCAACCGGAGCTGATGGCTCTAACGTGAATGTCCAGGTTACGGGTAGTACGAACACTATGACTTTGAATCATGCTATGACTGCACTAGCAGCTAATTTAGATTTAGATTGGATCGTACAAGGTTCAGGAAACACAATAACATCATCTATAGATGTAGATGGCGCAACTAACTATATGGATATTGATGGTAATGATAATACCGTTACCTATGATGGAGATGGTTATGCTGGTGGATATTTCTACCTAGATCATACAGGAGCATCAAGAACATTTAATATAGATCAGGAGTCTACATCTGATAATGACTGGCTTAAAATTACATCTGCTGGCTCTAATGGTACTGTTTGCGTTACTCAGTCAGACGCAACAACTTCATTCGTCTGTTGATATAGGTTCTATATCTGAAGTTAAGGGCAACGCACAAATCCTTAGAGACAAAACTTACGGGGCTGAATTACAATTTAATATTCAACAAATGGATGATGTTCGTACAGAAGCGGGCAGAGTTGCCATAACCTTTGAAGATAGCTCTACAGTAAAACTAACCGAACATTCCAAACTGGTTATAGACGAATACATCTACGATCCTGATCCATCTAAATCAAAGATGGCGCTCAAGTTTGCTAGCGGTACAGCAAGATTCATAACAGGTAAATTTAATAACAAAAGCAATATATCTATACGAACTCCTACCGCAGATATAGCTATCAGAGGTACAGACTTTACTTGTACGGTAGATGAGTTAGGTAGATCTCTTGTAATACTATTGCCAGATGAAAACGGTATATCTAGTGGAGAAATAATAGTTTCTACTGGTATGGGTAGTGTGACACTAAACAAACCCTATCAAGCTACTACGGTATCTGTTTTTGAAAATAATCCTACAGCACCCGTAGAGTTAGATATTACATTAGATCTAATAGACAACATGCTTATTGTTAATCCTCCTGAACAAACACAAGAATCTTTGGAGCAAACACAAACGCAAACTTCCGCAGATTACTTAGACTTTAATGATCTTGATATAGACTTTCTTAACGAAGATTTTTTAGATGCAGAAGAAGAATTAGAGTTTACAGAATTAGATGTAAATTATTTAGATGTTAATTTTCTTGAAGATTTACTTAATGTTCTTGATGCACTAGCTATAACAAAAGAAGAAGACTCTTTGAAGCAAGGTGGTGTTGGTATACGTATTGTTGGTACAGAAATAGGACAAGATAAAGATACTCAGATAACTACAATTATATCCGGTCAGAACATAAGTCTAACAAGAACCGTTAGTCAAAGTGCTAAATTAGATTTAGATGGATCTGATAGTTATACGATTATACTTATACAAGATGGAGTAACTAATACGGTTAAAATAAATGGTGGATCTTCAACTACAATAAAAATTAAACAAGGATCAGGATGAAAAAAACAATAATATTTGTAAGTTTATTTATATTGCTTGGTGCAACTTATTATTTTCAACCTACGGCTTATGAAATATTAAAATTAAAAACTTTTGATTCGTTGGTAACAGATAAACAACCTTCAGGTAATTTTGTAATTCTTAATATAAATGAGAGTGATATTACTAATGAAGGGGGCTATCCTTTGTCTAGGCAAACATTAGCTCAAATACACATTAATTTATTAAGAAAAGGTGCGTTAGGTGTAGGGTGGGTTATAGCCTTTCCGCAACCAGACAGATTTGGTGGTGATTTTGAATTTACAGAAGCTTTAAGTTTTTCTCCAAGTGTTATTGCTATGTTTGAGGGAAAGGGTGATTACCCGCCTACCTCTGGGACAGTCATTCTGGGACCAGAAAGCGGAGGCATTATGTCTGAAGGTGTAATACAAAATATAGATATTTTAAAAGCCAACGCCAGTCAGGGTTTAGCAGTAGCCAGGACAGATGTAGATAATTTGGTTCGTAGACTACCTCTTTTAATGCGTACACCTGACGGTTGGGTATCAACATACGGTACAGAAGTTTTAAAAGTTTTAGCTGGAGCTGATACTTACATTATAAAAACAAATGATAATGGTATGGAACAGGTAAGAGTAAAAGGGTTGCCTTCAGTACCAGTAGATTCATTAGGTCGTAAATGGGTAAGTTGGGTTAACACACCACAAACTAACCTTTCAGAAATGGATGTAGAAAATAAATTTGTTTTTGTAGGTTTTACAGCAAAAGGAATTATGCCACAAATTGCTACACCCGCAGGTTTGTTGGAACCTCATAAAATACAAGCAGCATTAGCAGAAAGCATATTGATACAAGATAGCCCTTACATACCTGATTATGCATTTGCTTTAGAAATATTAATTTTTTTGTTTTCTGTGGTGTTTGTTTGGATTGCTTTGAATGTTTTTGGTATAACTGCTGGTATATCATTCTTTGGTGTAGTTTTCGTCTCTACGGCCTTCTTTGGCGTTTATACAATACAAAAGGGAGTATTGATTGATGTCACTTGGAGTTTAATATCTCAGTTTATTACTGCAAGTGTTGCTTTTTACATAAGATTCAGAGAACAATACAAATTAAGACAACAGATTAAAAAACAATTTGAGCATTATTTAGATCCTAGACAAATTAAGGCTTTGCAATCTAATCCCAGTCTTTTAAAACTAGGTGGTGAAAAGAAAAGATGTACTTTTTTATTTACTGATGTTCGTGGGTTTACTGCTATGAGTGAAAGTATGGAACCCGAACAAGTAACAAAAATTATGAACGAAGCTCTTACAATTCAATCAGATGCCGTAAAAAAATATGGTGGAATGATAGACAAGTATATTGGCGATGCGATGTTTGCCATATTCAACGCCCCTTTAGATTTAGATAATCATGAGCAAGCTGCCGTTATGTGTGCTAAAGAAATACAAGATAACTTTAGATCTTCTGATGTTGGAGTTGAAATAGGTGTAGGTGTTAATACTGGTGAAGCTGTAATTGGAAACTGTGGATCGTCCACTAGATTTGATTATACGGCTATTGGATCTGCCGTAAATATAGCCGCTAGGTGTGAATCTAGTTGTAAAACTGTAGGCAAAGATTTAATAATTGCAGAGGAAACTGCAAAAAATTGTGGTTTTGAGCTAAAATCATTAAAACCAATAGAAGTTAAAGGTATTAGTAAACCTTTAAAAATATTTACTTTGGAGGATATATGAAAGCACTACTTAAAAATTTAGTTGGATCAGTAGCACCAACTTTAGGTACAGCACTAGGAGGCCCTATGGGTGGTATGGCTGCAAACATGATCGCAGAT